CGTCGAGGCTGTTCACTCCGACTGACCCGGCCGCAAGTTTCGCGAGCAGCCCATTCGAATCCAGGCGCAACAGCTCGTTGCCCGACGCATCACCGATGCGCAGGCCCTCGCCGCTGAAAAACCGGAATAGCCGCTGGATGGCGAGCGATGCGCCGAACCCCTTGTCGATGTTCAGTATCTGCGCGCTGATCGATGCGGCGTTGCCGGCAGCTTCCGCCGCCCATTCCTTGGATGACTTGGTGCCCGCGCCGCCGGGTGCGGAGCCATCGGCCCATGCATTGGCAAGATCGATGAAAGGCTGCGCCAGCTTCTGGACGAGGGTGCTGGCCAACAGCCGCTTGGTGACGCCGCCTTTGACGACGGGCAGCGTTTCAGTGCCGTCGATGTCTGCGGTGGCGATCTGAGGAAGGAGCGAGATTTTGGACATGGTGGTTCCTCAGACGCCCTTGGTGGACCAATCGACGCGCACGGCGACGTTTTCCCAGTTGCGCAGGGTGAAGCTCTCGACGCCGTTCCATGCCTGCACGGCGGTGTTGTTCTGGGCGTCGGAGGTCGAGCGAAGGCCTGAGCCCAGCGAGACGATGAACCAGCTGTCGTGCGCCTTCGGCAGGGGAACGATGACGGCGACACCAGCGGCGATCGTGACGCTGCCCCAACATTCCTTCTTGCCGCTGGCGTAGACGGTGTAGCCGTTGTTCGCGACGAGGCTTTCCTCGACGATGCGCTCGTATTCCGTGCCGTGGTGACCATCGAGCATGTCGGCATCGATGGCCGAGCCGTCGCCGTCGACTGTCACCAGCTTCGCGCGGACGTCCTCGGCGGTGTAGCTGGCGGCCGGGAGGCGGGTGGCGACGTCGTCGTGCAGCGCGGCATCCGCATTGGCGCGAATGGTGGCCTCGCCGTCGAGCGCTGCGGTGAGGCTTTCTCCCAGCGCACCGATCGCGGCGTTCACCGCCGTCAGCAGGCCCGCCAGGCGGCTGCGCAGGGTCTTGGGAGTGACGATGGTCTCGGCATCGTCTTCGCCGTCAGCGGCCGCGCTCACGCGCGCCTGCGTCGCCAGGCGCGCAACGCCGCGCATCCCCTCTGTGGCCGGCGGCCAGGTGAAGACGGCGTTGCCGTAGGAGATGTTGCCGGCGAGGTCCGCCTCGAAGGCGATGTCGAGCGCGATCAGCCCGAAGGCCAGCCCCGCCTTGTTCATGACAACCGCGTCGCCGGTATAGACCGCGAACAGCACGCCATCGTCCATGAACAGGCCGAAGCCAGTGATCGACCACACGTCGGCGGACGTGTCATAGGCGGTCAGGTGCGTGATGTTCGCCGCCGCCGCCGTGCCAGATTCGACTGCGATGCGCTTGAACTCGCCGGGCAGCGCGGTGAGCGTCGGCGCGTAGGCGAACGGGGTCGCGGTCAGCCCGAGCGCCGAAATCACGACCGGGTCGGAACCCGAGGCACCCTGCACGGCGGCAAGGCCGGCGTCGGTCAGCTTGAGGGCAAGCGCGGCCATCTCAGTTCGTCTCCAGATAGTCGAGGCGGTCTTCGGTCAGGATCGGCTCGCCGTCCTCGGTCTGGAAAACGGTGCTCCAGTCGCGGCTCGTGTCGATCGAGGCCTTGAAGTCGTTGCGGAACATCGACCCGACCAAGCCGCCCGCCGCCATGTAGAGGGCGGCTTGCGCATCGAGCGTCTGGACGAAATCGAAGTGCGAGCGCAGCGGCTTGGCGGCGGCGACGTCGCGGATGATCGCCTCGGCCGTCTCGGTGGTCAGGAAGTCGGCGCCGATGTCGAGCGCGGCGGCGCGCACCTCGAAAGTGTGCGGCGCGCGCGGCGGGTTCGCCTGCCACCACTCGACCAGCGTGAGCAGCGGGTGGAACCGCGCAAGCACCTGCTCGACGGCGGCGCGGGTGCCCTTGATCTTGTGGAACGGGATCGCCTCGGCGACCTCGGCGCGCTTCTGCGCCTCGGACCAGCTGGTGTCCCAATGGCTGATCGCGAGGCCCCATGCGAGGAAGGGCAGAACCTCGGCCGGGCACGTGGCCGGGTTCCACAGCGTACCCACGACAGACAGGTCGATGCGCGCCAGCATGGCGTCCTCGATCGCGCGTTCGGCGGCGGTGGCGTTGGGGGGCAGCAGGCTCACAGCTCGGTCCCCGCGATCGTGACCGACGTGGACGTGGCGTTGCCGACCTGGCTCCAGTCGATCGTCACGTCGGCCGCCGGCTGCAGCAGCTCCACACGCTGGACGTTGCCGACGTGCAGCGCAGCGACAATTGCCGAGCGGGCTACATCCCTCCCCAGCTTGCGCACGTCGACCAGATGATCGGCAAGGGCCGCTTGAGCGGTCGACAGGATCAGGCCCTGGTCGGGGCCTGCGAACACGAAGAGGCGCGCCTCCACGGCGAAGTTCACCAGTTCGGCCGCCTGCACGGTGACATGATCGGTCAGGGGTCGGACATCGCCCTGCAGCACGATGTCCACGGCGGCGATCACGTCCGCGCTCGGCACGCCGGTGCCGGTGGACGAAAGCACCGTCACGACGACCTCGCCGGGCAAAGGCGAGACGGCGGTGGCGTCGGCAACGTCCCCGTGCGCCGAGCGGGCGTGGAAGACGTAGGCCAGTTCCGGCCCGGCGACCGAAAAACGATGCGGCGCAAGTTGGATGCGCTGCTTGTAGGCGGGGTCGCTTTCCATCACCGCAGCGGTGTTCGCCGTGGCCGGCGTTACCACCAGGCGCGTCACGTCGAGCAGCGCGCCGAGCTGTTCGAGGTTGGCGCCGGTGGCGAAGGCGAGCAGGAAGCTGCGCAGGGCATCGTTCACCGCCTGTGCGAGCACCAGCTCGTCGTAAGTGTCCGCCTCGAGCAGCAGCATAGCCGGGTCGCTTTCGACCAGTGCGGAAAACGCGGGCATCTGGACCATCAGGCGCGCGAGCTTGGCCGCAAGGCGCGTCTCGAAGTCCGGCTGCGGGACCATGACCGGCGCGGGCAGCGTCGAAAGATCGACGGCGGGGGAGGAGGCAATTGAACCGACCATGCATTGAGGCATGGGCCAGCTTCGTGCGCGCGCGGTAGGGGGCGGCGGGGTAGAGGTGGGCGTTACCGCGTCAGTCGCCGGGGCGGATCAGCGATTCGGCGATTTCCATGGCAAGCCGCTCGTCTTCAGCGCCGACGCCCAGGATCGTGCGCACCGGGTAGCGGTATCGGATTTCCCGGCCGCTGCGCAGGCGACCGACGACATCGACCTCGCCGAACTGGCTGACTGCGGCGACGCGATCGACCGCGCTCGAGGCGGGCCGGATCTCCACGCCATCGGCATCGGTGACGATCTTCCAATTGCGCAGCTTGCGCAGGCCCTTGAACATCTTGCCAGTTTGGCGGCGCAGCTTGCCCCGGCCATCCAGGCGCGGCTTGCGCGCCTCCATGGGTCGGCCCTGCGGATCGACGTTCTGAGCGATGCGCTGCATGTTGGCGCGGCGGATGGCCTGGCCGAGCTTCGTCACGGCGGCTTTGCGCTTGTCCGGCTCGAGGCCGGTGAGGATAGTGGCGAACCACCGTTCGAATTCGCTGAGGTCCTGGGCCACGCGTCACAGGTCCCAAGGCGGCAGGGCTTCGACCACGCCGAAGCCGAGCAGCGGCGGCGCGGGGGCGGGCGCGATGATGCTCATTCCGTCCACGAACAGCGGATCCGGTTCGCCGCGGTATTCCAGATCATAGCCGCCGTCGCCCTTCGGCGCGGCGCTGATCGCCTGGTCGAGCTGGAGCTGCAGCAGCACGTCCGCGCTCGCGTTGTCGAGGATGTCGGCGTCGAAGCCGATGGCATCCTTGCCCGGCACCATCAGGTCAGGCTGGTTGACGCGCAGCCATTCGAACACCGCGAGGAACAGCACGGCGATGTCGGTCGCCATTTCCACGACCAGGACGTTGAGCTGGAACGCGAAGGCGAAGCCGCGCCCCTCGGTCTGCGTCGACTTTGCGGTGCCGCGTTCGATCCAGATCCGCAGCCGGTCGGGTTCGTTGCCCAGCTCGGGCAGGACGGCGAAGATGGCGGCCCGCAGGGTGTCGATCTTACGCATCGCTCAGTCCCACAGCTTCACGGTTTCGAGGACGGCGGGCGCGGCCTTGGCCAGTTCGGGCAGGGTGACGACGGTGCCGGCGGGCAGGCGCGTGCCGAGCGCGGCGATACCGGGGTTGAGCGCGAGGACCTGCTCGGTCACGGCGCGCGTACGGCCCAGCTCGCGCCAGCAGATCGCATCGACGGTGTCGCCATCGAGGGCGGTGGCTGTGGTCATCTGGAGGCGCAATTCATGAGCGTGTTCATCAACCCGGTCTCGATCGCATATGCGTCGTCCCCGTTGGGCGCATCCTGACGAAGGAACGTCACTTGCCGGCCGCTGCGCATCGTAACCACCAGTTCAGCGAACGAACTGTCAGCGCCGTTCGCGTTCACCCACCAATGCGAAACCTCTTCGAGGACGATGGCTTTATTGCCCACGCGGAAGATGTTCATCGAATGGGTCATCATCAGATCAGCTCCACCGCGTTGCGCAGCACCTGCCGCTCTGCACCGATGCTCAGAAGGTCGGCGACGGCGGCGTGCGCGATGCGGCGCGAATCGTCGGCGGTCAGGACCTTTTCGGCCGCGCGGTCGAGCCCGTCGTCGGTCGCCGAGATGTCTCGGTACTGGCCCTGCAACTCGGCGGCGGCGGAATAGATGACGATGCGTTCCCACAGCACCACCGCGCGGTTGCGGGCATTGAGCGTCAGATCGGTGACCCCGGCGAGGGACGCCACACCGGCCGCCGCCTGCGTGCTGCGCCAGACGGTAAGGAGGCGGAACGCGGTGAGCATCGCGCCTTCGATCGCGGCGGTCAGGCGGGCGGTGGGCACGGTGCCTTCGCCCAGGCGCGGGATCTCGCGCGCAGCGGCGAGCGCCACCGGGGGAAACCATCCGTCGGCCACGACCTGCGCATTGGCCGGATCGGTGCCAGGGGCGGGGTAGGCGACGAGGCCGGTCATGCGCGATCCTTCGGGACGGTTGTCGGGGGGTGGGGACGGGCTGGCCGGCAAGCCGCAAGCGGTTGTCGTTCAGACCGTCCGCCCCCCGAGCGCCGTGGGGCGTTACGTTGGCGGCCGCCTCAGGCGAGGCCGGCGCGCCGGGTCTGGAAGATCGACCGGGGATGCGCCTGGTATCGGTGCGCGGCCGGGCCGATGAAGGGGAAGGCGATGGTTTCCATGACGACGAAGGCGAGCGCGAGCGCCGGCATGGCGAAACAGGTCAGGCCCCCGAGCAGGGCGCGGGCAAAGCCGAGGGGGTGTTTTCGGGACATTACGGATCTCCGCTGGGTTGGGACTGGTCGCCGTTGGGCTCGGTCTCAGAGAGCTTTTTCAGCAGCGCCTCCAAAGTCTTGATGTCCGTCTTCACGCCGCTGTTGCCATCGAGCTGCAGCGCGCGCTGCAGGTGCGTCATGGCCTCGGTGG